TACATTCTTGCCACGATTGGAGGTGTTTTGTGTGGCTAAACGGAAGCGCCGGTTCGTCCGGAAGGTCAGGCGTGTCTACCATCCACCTAGAACACCTTATGATGTTCATCATTTGCTGTGGATCGGCAGGCATTGGGGGAGCGGGCATCTGGCTTCGCTCCGGCAGTATTGGTATTGCAAGGTTTCCATTCCTAGGGATACCTTGCATCGTTTTATTCATGAAAACCTAGCGACCATTCCAACCCCTCGGCCTCAAACTGCGAAGGATGTCTTGGCTCAGCTCCGGTATCTTGAGCGGTATGGTGCCATCCATGAGTGTGATCCTGTTGATCGTCGTCTGGAGGTTTTGATTGCCCTTTTCGATTGTGTCGAGCCTCACACCGCGGAAGCATTGAGAAAGCAGTTAGAAATTGTGCGTGAGTTTTATAGGCCTTCGTAATGGAGGCCTTTTCTATGCTGTGGATAAGTCTGTGGATAACTATTACAAGACAATTGTTCCCTCTATCCCTCGGTAGTAGGGAGCGGTCTGGGCTTAAGGGTTTAACATCGCTGATCCGTTGCACTAGTTGGTAAGGCTAGGCTTTACGGCTTCATTGTTTCAGGTGTCCTGCTCTCCGCTCCTTGGAGTCCTTGAGCTGTAGGATTTAGACCGAGGGCCACGTCGACAGGTTGGTCGTTGCGTGGATTTTGTTCTCACCTGCCCGTTTTAATCAGTCGGGTTCTGTAGGTATTTCTCTTTATATCGTGCTTGTGATATAATGTTTAGTAGTGAAAGTTATTAAGCTGGATTCACTACTTGGAGGCTACCTGTGAGCCTCCTTTTTATGCGATGTTAATGTTCTGCATCCATTATACCATCTTTTCGAATTACGCAAGTGGTTGTGTAGGCCCGTTTCGGAGCTGAAGTTTTCCACAGAGCATCAGTTCCAGCTAGGTGGCCTTATTTTGCGAGTTGATTGTGTGAGGCGAGTGTTTATGTGGTTTTGGTTCTAGAATCGCTCCTAGGTGCCAAATTTTGCGAAATACGGCATGTTTTCGTTAGAGCTTGCCTTGCTTTTTCAAACTCTCGACCTTGTCATGGATGTAGGTGTTCTGGTGCAGGTCGTCCGTGTAGTGCTGGTAGGTTTCATAGAAGCGTTCTTTCTCTACCTCGTCGATTGGATTGCCCTGCTCTACATCTGCTAGGAATCGAACGAGGAAGTTCTTGCAGGCGCTTAGGTCTACATCGGATAGTTTTTTGTCTAGGCCGTCTAGCTTCTGGTTGACCGGCTCTAGTCCGTGTTCGAACCATTTCATGGCCCATCGGTTAATTTTCCCTCCGAGATATTCGATGCCCTTAATGAAGGCGACGAGTCCTGCCACCGTCGCTGCGATTATCCCTACGATCTGTCCAATGTCCACCATCATGCCAGAATTACCTTTCTGATTTGGAGCGTCATGTTGCTACCGGATACCTTGTATTTCCAGCCTTTTGGAATGAATATCGGGGATGATTCTTGGGTGTAGCCGGTCATGTTGCTCGCAATCTGGGTAGAGCAGTATAGGTCTGTGCTGGTGTTAGTCTTGTAGACCTGTATATTGGCGTAGGCTGGGCTTGCGCTGGCGTTCACATGGAGCATTACCATTAGATTGTGGTCTGCGGTGTATTCGGTGTTTGCGGTGACCGTGTGGACTCCATCAAAGGTCGCTCCGTCCAGCATGTGTTCGAGCAGTTCTGGGAAGTTTACGCTTGAGTTCCCGAATGGCAGGGCCGATGAGTCTAGCACCGTGTTGCCGTTCTGCTTGACCGTGGTGCCGGAGATGGTGGCTTCCGATTCGATATTGCCGGTGGCTTTAATTGGCCCGCTGACTTCAAAGTCTGCGTCATCGTCTGGGAATTTATTGATTCCGACCGAGCGTTTCAGGATGTCGTAGTACACCAGTGGCTGGCCGATGTTTACCGTTAGGTTGTAGGTGGTGGTTCCGAATTTGTCTTTTATCTGTACCTGTACATCCCATTGGAATAGGTTGTCTAGGGTGAGGGTGCTGGTCACATTATCTTGGAGCGTGGTGTATGAGCTCCATGTGCTGGTGCCGACTTTTTTCTGCCGCACCTTGATTGTCATGGTGTTATGCCCATCTACGCTGGAGTAGCTCCCGTCCACGGTAATATCTGTTTCGGAGTAGTAGTTCGATTGCCTTGCCAAAGTGATGATGCCGGTTGGGAGTTCCCAGTTCGCTACCGTGATGGCAAGGTTCTGGTTGGTTTGGTTGTTTCGGCTGTCCGTTGCCGTGACCACCGCTGTGGTGTTGTCCGAGATATTCAGCGTGCCTACATTGATGGTGGCCGTGGATCCAGAAATCGTGCCGGAGTAGGTGACTCCGTTAATGGTCGCCGTGACGGTGCTGATGGTGGCGCTTTTTTTAGCGCTTAAGCTCGCCACGTTTATCTGGAGCGTGCTTTGGTTTCTTACGATTAGCTGGTTATTGCCGGTGATGGCGGTTACCGTGGAATTGGTATCTTGGTAGCTCGCGGTGAAGGTTGGGTTGGCATTGGTCACCGTGAAATTGACCTGTTTGTAGTTGTAGTAGGTCGTGGATCCAATCACGGTCTTGATGTAGAAGCGTACCGGCAGGGTGTTCGAGCCGGTGGTGGCATTTAGAAGCGCATTTCGCTCGGCCGTGGTGAGTGTAAAGGTGTAGGTGGTGCCGGTCTTGTCTAGGTCGCGGTAGCTCGCATAGGCGGTCTGTCCAGCGGTGTCGAATATGCCCGCTTGGAGTGTCGCTGCGCTGGTTCCTAGTGGGTTACTGTAGGTAATCGTTGGGTTATCGGTATCGGTGAAGTCTGATGCGCTGGTAATGGTCGCGGCTCGTGGAATGGCCGTTAGGGCGGTGTTATTTGTCTTTACATTGCCGGAGTTCGGGGTATAGTTCGAGCTTCCGCCTTTAGTCCACACCGCTTTGGCATAGCCGGATAGGGTGCCGTCTGATTTATGCTCCACGGTGATGTGGGTGGTTACCGAGATGGTCTGGTAGGCGCTCTGTGATGTCGCCGTGGTACTCTTTACCAGTTTGCCGGCGCTGTTCTTGTTATTGTCGTACCAGTACACCTGAAGCGTGGATGCTCCGCTGGAGCTCCATGAGCCGTTGCCAATCTGTTGCGATGCGCTCACGGTGATGGTTGATGTGTTATTCTCTACGCTTGTGGCGGTTTCTGCAAAGTAGGCGGTAAGTGTCGCATTGGTATATGGACCACCGGAGTTTGCGTATAGGGTTGTTGATTTTGTTGCAGTTGCCATTAGCTAGTTCCTCCCACGGACACTATTCCGGTTCCATCGTGTGTCACCTGTCCGTTTTCGGTGATCGTGATGCCGATGTATCTGATTTTTCCACAGAGGGTGATTTCCTCCTCGACTACGCTCTTTTTCTGGTGGAATTCGTCCTCGGATACCCAGTAGATTTTATTGTCGTTTCTGTCGTAGCCGGCGAATCCTACATCTTGGTTCATCATTACGTATGAGCCGTCTTGGCCGTAGATCTTTAGACCGGTGTTGTCCATCTGGGCGATGAGCGTGTTGGCTTCATCGTAGAGCTGGAGCAGACCGCTCTGGTTTAGGTTCGAGCCGAGCTTCAAAGTTCCGCCTTTTATCATGTCCGCCGTGAGATTTATCACATTGATGTTTTGCATATTCATCGTGCCGTCTATCGTCCATGCCGAGTTGAATGTGCCGTTGATGCCGGTGTTCGAGAATGCGATGCCGGCGCTGTTGATCATAATGACGTGGGCGGCGGTTTCTTTTGGTAGTTTGTCCACCACCAGGATTTTGTCGCCATCGTAGATGACATAGGAGTTGCCTAGCACTCCCCAAATCTGGGCGGTGGCCTTGGTTAGCTCGCCGTTTAGCTCTGATGTGACATTGGCGGCGCTCTCGCTTACCATCTGCTGGGCAGTGTTCTTGGCCGTGTCCAGTAGTCCGGACAGCTCTTTTTTGAAGTTCCCGAACTCTACCGAGATGTATTTATCGAGTATGCAGTCGTAGTCGAAGGCGATGACCTGTGTCAGAATGTCTACCCCTAGGCGCTCGTCCGTAACCTTGATGGTGTCGCCTACATCGGTGATTTTCTCTAGGTTGGCACTTAATGTGTAGTTCACTCGCGGATATTGGTTTATTTCGATATAATTATTGGCTTGGGCTTGCAAGTCGTCCACCAAGGCTTGGTGATAGGCTTCCTCGTCCAAGTTTCCTTCCTCGTCTTTGAAATCATCTTGGCTTACCAGTGGCTCGAAATGAACGCATTTCACATAAGGTAGGTCGTAGCTCGCGGTGGCTTCGATGTATTTCGGCTCCAGCGTCAGCCCGTCGTACCCGACCGGTAGCAGTTTGGTCACCACGTTCGTCCAGTCGTACTCCACGGTGATGTCTTTTATGTTCTTGCCATATCGCACGGACACTTGGTTATCCTGCCCGATGTTTGTGCGGAGTTCGATGGCGAAGTTATTCCTTACCAGATGGCCTCCCCATCGCTCTACCACGGTCTGGATGGCTTCGTAGTAGGAAGTCCGGACACAGCGGTAGCTGGAGTAGGTCTGGACATCTGATGTG